TCTGGAGTTGGTAGAGTATCAATTACTCGCCTTAATTAACTTTTGGATTGGGGGCACCTCGGAGTAGGACCCCCTTTTCTTTGTGGAGGGACCACATTAAAAACCCAACCGGTTGGAGTATTGGCCCGCTGCGGTGGACACCCAATACAACACATCTATTGCCTTATCTTCAAATACAAGTACTTGTAATCGTTATAAATTCTTTTTATTCATTATTCCAATGACTGCTTCAGTAACTTATCTTGGCGCCAGTAATAAAGCTGGCGGCGCTTCTCCTACTTACGCTGAGCGTACTAACCTCTTCCTCAAGCTCTTTTCGGGCGAGGTCTATGAGGCTTTCCGTAACTCCACTATTGCTAAGGATCTGGTGATGAACCGGACCCTGCGTGGTGGTAAGCAGGCTCAATTCATTCACACTGGCCGCATCTCGGCTGGTTATCGTACGCCTGGTGTGCCTATCCTCGGTTCGGGCAACCCCCCGGCAGCCGAAACCACCATCGCGCTGGATGACCTGCTGGTGGCATCTGCCTTCGTTGATAACCTCGACGAAATCATGAGCCAGTATGACATTCGTGGCCCTATTGCCCGTCAGATCGGTCAAAGCCTGGCTGAGTTCTATGATCGCCGTATCTTCCGCGTTCTGGACCGTGCCTCGTCTGCTTCGGCTGCTGTGACTGGTGAGCCTGGTGGCTTCCAAATCAACCTCGGTGCCAACAAAGAGTATGATGCTCAGGCCCTGGTTGATGGCTTCTTTGAAGCTGCTGCCCGTCTCGATGAAGTGGCTGCTCCTAAGGATGGCCGCGTGGCTGTTCTGAGCCCCCGTCAATACTATGCCCTGATCTCTCAGGTCGATACCAACATCCTTTACCGCGAATATGGCAACACCCAGGGTTCGATGAACACTGGCGACGGTCTGTTCGAAATTGCTGGTATCTCCATCAAGAAGTCCAACAACATCCCCTTCCTTGGGAAGTACGGTTCTGCTGCTGGTACTGCCATTGATGCTGCTGCTGTGACTGGCGAGAACAACTCCTATGGTATTGCTTCTAACTTCACCAACAGCTGCGGCCTGATCTTCCACCGTGACGCTGCTGGCGTTGTGGAAGCCATCGGTCCCTCCGTGCAAACCACGGGCGCCGATACAAAGGTGATCTATCAAGGCGATGTGATCGTGGGCCGTCTGGCCTATGGTTGCGCTGCTGTGCGCGTGGGTGTCGCAGGGGCTTTTAGGAATGTTTGAGGGTTAAACCTCCTTTTAATGCTGGGGCTGACTATTAAAGGTTGGCCCCTTTTCTTTTAATAACAATTATGTCCATTAGAGTTTGCAATGCATGCGGGATTGAAAAACCATTATCTGGGTTTCATAAACAAAAAGATGCAAAAAAAGGACATCGAACTATTTGTAAAGTATGCTGCAACAGTAGATCTAAAGCTTATAAAATTGCCAATCCTTTAGCAAATAGAGAAATCCATTTGCGAAATAAATTTGGCATTACCCATGCTGAATACTTAAATATGCTAGAGGCCCAGAACGGTCGCTGCAAAATCTGCAAGACTGATACTCCCATGGGTAATGGCGCATTTCATGTGGATCATTGTCATACAACAAACAGAGTAAGGGGACTACTTTGTCATAAATGCAATGTAGGTCTTGGACATTTTAACGACAACATTTCACTTTTATCTGCTGCAATTTTTTACTTAAACGAAGACTATGACGAGCCAGCTCCAAGCGATTAATCAGATGCTAACTGGCATCGGCCAAGCCCCCGTTGTTTCCCTGGATATTGCAAATCCTGAGATAGCCACAGCATTAAGTATTCTAGAAAATGTCAACCGTGAAGTTCAAGGAGAAGGATGGCACTTCAATTCTGAAGTAGACTATCCATTCACTCCTGACGCTAACGATGAGATTGTTGTACCTTCAAACGTACTTCAAATCTCTGACAATAAAAATTCAAATGTTCAACAATATCAAACCGTATTGCGTGGTGGCAAACTCTACGATAAAGTAAATCATACTTATAAATTCACCAACCCTGTGCCAGTCCGTTGTGATGTGGTGTGGTTGTTTGACTTTGAAGATCTTCCTCAGGTCTTTAAGGATTATATCACCCAACGCGCTTCCCGTGTCTTCGCTGGTAGTTCTGTTGGATCGAAGGATATGTTCCAATTTAACCAGCAAGATGAAGGTATCCTAAGAGCTAACTGTATTGCTTATGATACCAGCACTTCTGATGTAAACATCTTTGGTGTAGAGACTGGTCAGAATTTCTACATTTCTTACACTCCCTTCCGTACCATCGCACGATAATGGCAGCCATCTCTCAGAAAATCAGCAGCATTATTGGTGGTGTTTCACAGCAACCAGATACTGTTAAATTTACGAATCAATTACGAGTCTGTGATAATTTTTATCCAGACGTTGCTACTGGATTGACAAAGCGTCCAGGTCTTCAAGCCATTAATAAGCTTAGTAATGCTGCTGACAATGGGACATGGTTTACCATCTTTAGGGATGATGAAGAAAAGTACATCGGTCAGTTTACTAAAGCTGGAGCACTGAAAATTTGGAGTGCTTTTACTGGCATTGAGCAACCCATTAATGCGGTAGACGCAAGCGCAACTGCTTATGCTGTTCATGATTCACAGCAAGATTTACAACTGCTTCAAATTAATGATTTCATCTTTGTTCTTAATCGAACAGTAACAGTTGAATCAGGAACAGTTGAAAGTCCAGCACAAATTCCTTTTGGATTTGTCAGTATTAATACCGTAGCATATAGTTCTACTTATAATATAAAATTAGATAGTACACCTTTCTCTTATGCTACGCCCACAACTTCTACAACACAATTAAATGTTGCAGATATTGTTAATGGTTTGGTGTCTTCCATCAATGCCAACCCTGCTTGGGTAGCAACAGGTATTGGTAATACTATTTATATTCGAAGGGCAGATAATAGCGACTTCGGTATTCAAGCAAATGGTGGTCAATCTGGCACGTCTATTGATGCCTTTAAAGATTCGGTTACAGCCGTAGGTCAGCTGCCAAAACAATTCATTAATAATAGTAAATTAAAAGTTTCTGGTTCTGCCGAAACAGGAGCTGATGATTATTGGGTTATTTTTAAAACCAGTGACAACACTCCAAATGGAACTGGAGTTTGGGAAGAAACTATTGGACCTGAAATTGCTTTAAATATCGATGAAGATACATTACCTCATGTTATCATTCGTGAGGCTAATGGAACATTCACTTATCGCAAGCTAGACGAAGCATCAGCAATTGCTAGTGCTGGTTCAAGTTTGGTTCCAGGCTTGGCTTCTTCTGTTAATGTTGCTACAACCTCAAGTGTTGGTCATGTTCTTGATGAACAATTTGAACCAACAGGTGGTACTGGTAGTGGCATTCGTTTGAAAGTTACCAAACTTAGAACAGATACAATTACTACTAATTACCTTGCTACGTCTAGCACTTACGTTCAAAGTAATATCATTACTTGGTCCTACTATGTCAATAACGTTTTAATCGCCACTACCATTGCAGGCGATGATTCTGTTACAGTTGGCAATATCACTTATACGCGAAATACACCTTTTCAGACTGTTAGTGGTACATCGCGTGCTGGCGTTCAAGCAGTAGAAACCAAAACAGGTGTTATTGATGAAGTGTCAATTGTTAAAGCTGGTCAAAATTATACAGCTTTAGACATTGTTCAAAATACACAAGGTGATACATTCCAAATTGCTACAATCACTAGTCAGCTGTTGGAAGGTGACGAAAGTCGTCTTAGGTATTGGAAACCACGAGAGGTAGGCGATACGGTTACAAATCCGATGCCTTCATTTGTTAAGTTTCCTATTGATACCATTTCGTTCTTTAAAAATAGAATTGTTTTCACTTCCCGTCAAAATGTAATTTGTTCTCAAGCAGGAGATTACTTTAATTTCTTTGCTAGTACCGTAATTACATTTGTCGATAGTGATCCAATTGACATTAGTGCTAGTAGTAAGAAGCCCATTCGACTAAAGGGAACTCTATCCACTTCTCGCGGTTTGCTTCTATTTGGCGATAATGGGCAATATATTCTTGAAACAACTACCGAAGCGTTTTCTTCAAGGACAGCTGAAATTAACCTTTTGTCAACCCTAAGTCTACAAGAAGATCTTAATCCAATTGATATTGGAACCAGTGTTGTCTTTGTTGAAGAAGGGGAAAAGGCATCTGCTGTTTATGAAATGGGAATCAATGATAATGTTGGTGGTAAGCCAACTGTTATTGAATTAACTCGTCTTATTCCCACTTATATTCCTAATGCTGTTTCAGAGTTGAAAGTTTCTCAAACCGCAGGAACCATTGGATTGTTAAGTCAAATCCAATTGAATAAATTGTATCTCTATCGTTTCTTTCAAAATGGAGATTCAAGAATTTCTGGTTGGTTTAGATGGAACATGCCTAACGATGTAGAGCATTTTGATTTTGATCAAGATATACTGTATATTGTTACTAAAAATGGTAGTAATTATATTCTTAGTACTGTATCATTGATCACCGAAACTCCCAGTGAATCACTTCTTTTTGAAGGTGAATATCTGGATGTACGTCTAGACTACTTTGATTATACTCCAACACTTGTTTATGATGCTACTGCTGATCAAACTCATATCTGCTTTAAAGATGGGTTTGAATCAATGGATCTTCAAGCAGTATTGATTTATCTTAACCCTGATCAAGCTGGTTATTTTGAAGAGCAATCAATGCAAGTGGATCTATCTCAACCTATTGGACAACGGTATTTCCTTACGGTTGATGGTGACCAAACTGCGTCTCGATTTGCAATTGGATTTAAATACGAAGCCACTGCTCAATTACCCGCGTTTTATTTTGTAAGGGAAGAAACCAGGGCTCTTAAGGATACTGTTAATATTCCTACTGTAAATCGAATCAAAGTAAATAGTTACAATTCTGGTCCATATAAAACATTAGTTAAAGCTACTGGACGACCAGATTTTACACTTACTCTTCCGCAAATTACAGCAAACGTAACGGCACCGAATTCAATTCCATTGCTTAGAAATGCTCAAGCAACGATTCCAATCTTTGCAAAGGGCAATCTATTTGAATTTAATTTGATTGCTGATAGTCCATTCCCAATCGCATTTACCTCGTTAGATTGGGAAGGCACATACGATAACAAAGGAATTCAATCCCTTTAAGGGGCACCTTATTATGGAGCTTATCCACAAAGCGAGCCGCTCAGACGCAATCTGGGTGGCTCAGCACCTACAAGAAGATGATCGAAGGGAACTAGAGGGTCTGGGCCATACTATGATGGAAGCCGCCCTCTGCCTTTCTATGGATCTTTCTAATAACCCGGTAACCTTTCGAAACCCATGCGGAGAGATCTGCGGGATAGCGGGGGTATCCAGAACCGATGCCCATTGCGGAGCCATATGGATGCTTACTACGCCACATGTCCGTCCGTATCCCAAACTATTTTTTAAGGAGGCTAAGAAATGGGTCGAACAACAGACCTCCTATGAGATGTTGCATAATATTGCTGATCCAAGAAATAGAATGCACATGAAACTGCTTCATATGCTTGGATTTAAACGGCTGTCTTATGTAACCACTCCTACTAATCTTACTTATGTTGAATTTGCT